AACGGTACGGAAACAGCGATAGAGGGTTACAACATCAACGATAATACATATTTCAAATTACGCGACGTTGCCGACGCTGTAGGCGGTTTCAATGTTGGATTCAGTGACAACACTATTACGATTGATACAGATACCGCCGCCGAACCAACACCCACACCGCTACCGTCATTTACACCCGCACAAATTTCGATTGTTAAAGGTGACGACGGTTACGACTACACCAGTGACGGCATAGAAATTGAATACGTTGACGGTGTTGCATATATTGACGAAACAGATATACAGTATATGCTGAATAAATTAAATGCGAATAATTCAAATCATTCCTATCACTTTGGCACTGATATTATTATAGATAGTGAAACCCTTGACGTAGTTGTCGATAATATCAAACGTTGCAATACTGACCGCAGATTAATAGAATTAGATTCATATACCACAAAAATCTTACCGTTTATAAATAGTGTTACAGAATAGGGCTATGTCCCTATTCTTTTTATTTATTTTTTAATTCGCTAATCGTTTGCCATAGTTTGTCAAACTCGCTTTTTACATCTATACCTTTTATTCTTACATAGTTCGCATCGATGTCCATTTCGTGGTCTACTACCGAAATACTGCCCTCTGCTCTGACAGGTCCCATAAATGTAATGCAACTGTCTGCTCCGCTACCCAATGTCAAACCGCCGTACAGTTCTGCCGATTTATGTGACGTTATCTTTCCGGCAAATACCGCCTCGCCGCTACTATTTATATACACGTTTTGTTCGCCTGTAGCGTCATACAAACAAAAAACATATTTACCGTTTTTATAACCACATTCAAATCTAACAATATTATTTTCGTCCTGCATTGTTATTAAACTGTTTTCTATTGTCAATTTGCCGTTGGCAGACATTATTGTACATAGGTTTGTATACAACGCACCAGTGAACACGTCAGATACAATTATTTCATTGTCATTGATTACCGTTGTCCAATCCCATTCACCCTCGGTTTTTTGTCCTGCAATAGCCAACTGACCTTTAATTATTGCGACAGCACTTTGACCGTCGGGACTTTCAAACAATGCTCCGGTCTGATACTTGGCGATATTCTCATTCTGCAGTGCCTCGTTTATGCTGACTTTGACGTTTTCTCTCATCATTTCCAAATAACTTGTCTTGATTTCTTTCTTGCCGTTTCGTTGTATTTTTTGGATTATATTTGTTGTAGCAATATCCTTGAAAAAACTATCAATAGTGACTTGCGGGTGTCCCACTTCAATGGTTGATTTCCTCGGCTCGAACGGATAAATTTTTGTTGTTATAATTCTTTGCAGCGTTTTTGTATTCATACTCTTGTCGAAAATTTTCACCCTGTCCCCAATGCTCGGCCTGTTCAGATTATGATATTTGTACGCCTCGCAAACATCAACGTAACCGACAGTCATTGTATATTTAGGTATATCAATACGTTCTAAATTATCTTCTGAAAATTGCCACTTTGCCAGTTTTAACAGTTCGTCCGGTTCTTCGCATTCGTCAAAATTTGAGAACCCCTCGTAGACACCTATTTTTTCAACCATAGGACTGTCTATATACTGTTTACCGTTATTGACCGTTGATATATCCAAATCGTCCTGTCCGTATGGATATAGTCGCGTTATCAACGTAGACGCGTCACGTGACGATTCAGCCGATTTTGCATTGAAACGTAATGTTAATTCGTTACCGTTGTCCTTGCCGATTTGTTTAACCAGTGCCAAATTATAATTATCTACATATAATTCGCACATTGTCGATTGTTTTTCTAATGTTTCTGACAGCGTAGACACACCGACAATCGGTGTTATCTTTGACGCCTCAAAAAAATCGGTTGCGGTGTTCACCCACTCCATTCCCAATGATTTTACCTCTGCGTCCGTCATTATATGTATATTGGTGTTTTTAAACAGCTGTGTCATAATATAACGCGGTGTTTTTCCCAACATATCACCGATATACTGAATATGTTTAAATTGTGCGTCCATATACAATGCCAGTGCGTATATTTTATTATTATCAATAGAACGAATACGGAAACATTCATTCCCTACCCTACAAATACGGTTGTTTGCGATAAATTCCCATTTAGCCGAATCTATCGGATATTCAAATTGCAAATTGTAGCTGCCGTTTAATTCGTGTGTAATACAAACGTCCTTTGCCTCGTCCAAAATTGCCAAACCGTTTGAACTGAAATCGGTTTCATTGCAACTGTATATACGTATCATTTTATTCATTGTATTTCCTCCTGTTTTATAAAATCGACTGTGTATAATAGAACAGCGGATTATAAATAATTTCGACTGTTCCGGTTCCGTTTGACTGTATTGTTATTTCATTTTCACCCTGTCCGATTTCTATATAATCACCGTTTGAATATTCTGACGTATTGGTGTCACCCTCAAAACAGCTGAACAATTCGCAATCGATTGTGAATTGCGTAGTTTTGTGATTATATTTTATTGTGTTTCCGCCGCAGGTAAACGATACTGATGTAAAATTACCGTTGAAAACTATCTTAGGTCGTACCGCCGCATTTCCGGCATTGTTTAGTTTAAATGTGTTTGTACCGTTGGCAATTTCATATATATGATTTATCGGCCAACCTATTTCAATTTCCGTATCTAACGGAATATCCGCACCTAACGGAATACCCTGCGTATCATACAGGAACTGATTAAACGGTTCACATCTGAATGCTACAACGGTTTTTCCCGCTCGTTGTAGCATTATAGTCATATCTTCCACGGTTATCGGTGACGCTATCCACTTTGTAAACGGCATATCGTCCAAAATCAACTCACCTTTTCCGCCGTTTATCCACGTTACAAACTGTTCAATAGTTTTATTACGTTTTGCGGTATCGTTGCAGATTAAATAAAATTCAACTTCGATTGTTTTGTCTTTGTAAAACACCCTGCCGCCCGATTCCGAAAAATCTATGCTGCCGTCCCTGTACGGTATATCTTCCTCGTAATCCGTCTTTTTCGGCGGTGTTATCGGTAAATCGGTGATTTTGGTTTGCATACCAAAATCACGCAATGAATGTTTACCACGATATGTTAATCCCATTGTTTAGCCCTCCGCTCCCAAAAATGCATCCGAAATTGAACGTTTTACCGAACTACCCGCATATTTACCGTACGCCATTGCAGTCGTTTCATCAGTGATATTATTATTAAAATCCTGTTTGATTGTAATGGTATATTCGTTATGGGCGGTTGTTGCGTTCGGAATATTTTGACCTATTTCGGACAATTTCTGATTTGTCATATCTACTATTTTTGATATAGTGTTATATCCGGTTGTTGCCAACTGTTCCTGTTGCTGATTGTACGATTTTAAAACACTGTTAAACTGTTTTGTCATATCATCATTACCACCGCTGATTATTCCCAATGCCTGTGATGTATATTTGCTTAGTCCTTTCAGCGTGTTGCTTTGCTCTTTTTCCAGTGCCTCGTTTTCGTCCTCGATTGCGTCTAACTTGGCTTGTTTTTCCGCCTCTCGTGCCTCTTTTGCCTCTGTTTTTTTGATGTCCGCAATATCTTCTTCGATTTCTTTTAATTTTTTCTTACCGTCTATCGTAACGGCATTTTGATATTTTTCACGTTCCGCCTCCAGTTCCGACAGCTCTTTTTTCCTTTCGGCTTTGGTTTCCGCGTCCTCGATTGCCTTGTATTCCGCCTCGATTGCCTCTTTTTTCGCTGACAACATTTCTTTTTGTGCGTCATAGTATTCGTTGACGTAGTTTTCCAACGTTTCACTCATACTGTCAAACAGGTTACTGTTTGCGTCGTCCATAGCCTCATAGTAATATTTACCGCTTATCATTCCTTGTTCGTAATATTTTTGTGTATAGTTCTTTACGCGGTTTAGTCCGGCTTGATATTCCTGCTCGCTGATTGCTCCGTACTTCTTTTGCATTTGCAACCACTTCTTAGAATTTTCCAAACGTCCCTCGTACAGTTTCTGTCCTGCGGTCGTCATTTTTTCATTGTATTCTTCTTCCGTAATTTCGCCGTCCTGCAGTGCCTGTGAATTACGTTCCATAATACGCTGATATGCCGCCTCGGGGCTGTCGTCGTATTGTTCCCAGTCATTAAAATATGTTCGTTCGGCTATATAGTCTAATGACTGTTGGTCTAATTCGTCTAATTTCTTTTTTCGTAAATCTGCAATCTGTATTTCGTGGTTTCGGATTGTTTCATAATATTCGTCCCATACGTCCTGCAGTTCATAAGCCGTCATTTCGGTATTTTCCGTCATTTCGGTCAATGTATTCAGATAGTTGTCGTCCATTCGCTGATATGCCGCAATCTGTTCATCTACTGACAGATTGTGCATTTTGACTTCATAGTCAATCCAGTTCTTTGACTTGCTCTCTTGGTTTTTCAACCTGTTTTTATAATCTTTGATTGCGTCGTCATTGATTTTTTTGTTCAGTTCGTAGATTTCAATATTAGCCTCTTTCACAACGTCCGCGTCGTTTGCAAATTCTTCTAATATTTTCTTCCACCATAGCAATGCGTCGGCGTCTGATACGACGCTTGTTTTCTGACGGTATTCAAAATCTTCTTTTTTTGTTTCAAATGCCGTGTTGTTTGTTCCTGTTGCGTAATGCGGTAAATTTTTCAGCATTGCTTTTGTCTGCTTGGCCGTGTAAACCGAATCGCCTTTACTCAAATTTACTAATACATTTCTGCCGTTAAACAAATAGTATTGTCCTTTGTGTTTTACTAATTCCCTTGGGTCTGCTACACCTTTTTCGTCATTTATAACCGCCGGTCCTTCAGGTGCTGAATCAGTACCGTTTGCAAAAAAACCATTTTGACCGCTATTGAAAAAACCGCTTGACACCGTACCGTCCGATTTTACGGTAAAATGTGCGGTATATGTTTTTTCAAACCCCTTTGCTTTGCTTGTCAGGCTATCAATAACCTCTGCCGCATTTGTGCCGTTGGCTTTCAACGTTGCCGTACCCTCTAAATTATCAAACTTATCAACTTCGCCTGTTGTTGTATTGATTGTAATAACCGCCTCTGAATCGTTTGCTTTTAGCGTTGCTATGCCCGTTTTTTGGTTGTATTCCGCCAACTGATAAACAACACCGTTTATTGTTACGGTTGCCTGATTATCAGCCTGCAAAATTGCGACAGCCTGTGTTGCGCCGTATGTGTCAATCAATTCTTGCAACGTCATTATGGTTTGTTCACTTTCGCCACCGTCTACGCTGACGCTGACTTCGGCACTCTGTCCGTCTATTTCTTCAACGCCGTCTTTGGTTTTGTCTATCATAGTAATATCGCCCTCGGCATTTATGCTGATTTCAATATTATCCGGCAATCCTAAAACGCTGTGCATATAATCGTTCAAATCGGTTACTACGGCTTTCATATTCTTGTCGCCGCTCGCCATTGCCTCACTCAAATTTGAAAAACCGTTTTTAAACAACGCAACCTGTAAACTTGTTTCGGTCGTTGTCATACCTAATAGCTGACATTGTGTGACTACATCATTAATTGCTTTGTTTATTTTTTGTTCATCACCACTTGCGAATATATCCGCAATAGACGAAAAACCGCTTTTGTTTACGGCCTCTTTTGTAACTTCGTTTTGCAGTGTTATTAGTGCCTCTTTGTATTTTTCGATAGACGCTTGGTGCTGTTTAATTCGTTCTTCGTTATTTGCTACATTCGTTTCCCACTCCGACGTTTGCTCTGATACATTTTCTATTGCCTGTCCCAAACTGTCAAAATTTAATTGACCGCCTGTAATGTTTTGATAACTGTCGAATATTTCCTTGTTGTCCTCACGCAGTTTCTCAACCGCCGCCCTACGTTCAGCACCCGACATTGTGCTGTTGATTGCCTCATACTGCGTTTTTAACACGCCTAATTCTGTACTTAACTTTTTAGCATTTTCAATACGTTGCTTTGTTTCATTATTGACGCTTTGCAGTTTTGGGATTTCCTCCGACGATTTTTGTGCGTTGGTTCTTTTTTTACTGCTGTCGTCCTTGATTTCCTGCTGTTTCTGTTTCTTTTCCTGTTCCGCCTGTTCTTTTTGTGCCTGTACTATCTGTTTTATGATGTCCAGTGTTGAACTGCGGACACCGTTTTTCTGTTCTTCGGCGCTGATGAAATCGCTATAGTTGTCTATAAACCATTGCTCTAAAAATTTTCGTTCCTGCTCGCTTTCGTCGGTTTGTTGTCCTTGATTTTTTAATTCTGTCAATTCCTTATAGCGTGCAATATACGCGTCTACTGTATCGGCTACCACGGTCATATCATAGGCGGTCTTTGCTTTTTCCGAATATTCCTGTGCCATAGCCAGCGCGTCATTTCCCGATTCACCTAATTTTTGATGATATTTTTCTATTCCTGCACTTGCAATCTTCGCTACTGCCAATGTAGCCGCAAATGGTGCTGTTACTACTGCTGTTATTCCTGCACTCACTCCGGCAACACCGCCTAATGCCGCAAGAAATCCGCCTACACCTCCGGCACCTGTTGCACTTGCCGCCGCGCCTTCGGCTGCCGCCATTGCCTCTGCTCCTGTTGCTCCTGCTGTTTCTGCTGCCGCACCTGCCGCCTTTGCCGCAGTCTCCGCCTCGCCTGCTACTTTTGTAAACGAAAACAGCGATTTAATACCGTTTGCGAATGAAATACCTTTTGCCGTCAAACTCAATGCGGGTCCGATAATTGCTAATGCTGTGCCGATTTTCAATAATCGCTCACAATCTTCATCAGACAATCCACTTAACCAATCCGCCAAACTGCTTACCGCGTCTGCAGCCTTATCAATGAACGGTGCCGCACTTTCACCAAATTTTTGTGCGGCTACCTGCATTTTAACCATTGCTTGCTCAAACGTAAAACCGGATTTGTTTACGCCCTCCGACTGCTTTTTGAATGCCTCTTCTGACGCTCCGGCGGCATTACCCATTTTCTCTAATTTTTCCGAGAATGTATCAGCCTGCGCGCCTGTCAATGCCAACATTGCAGTAATAGCCTCTTTTGAACTGAATAGCTCTGTCAGTTTTTCTTCACTGCCACCCGTTGCCTCTGCCAAAATCTTCATTGCGCCCGAGAAACCGTTTGCTTTAACCATTGCAAATCCCGATTCATAACCCAATGAATTTAGCTTTTTCTTTAATGCCTCTGTCGGTGTCATTAATCCGGTATATACCGCGCCTAACTGTGTAGATACTTCCGACGCTGTACCCGTTACACCTGTCAATGTTGCAAATATCGTAAACAATTCGTCCTGTGATACACCTAACGCCTTTGATTGTGGTACTACCTTGCCAATACTTGACGCCAGTTCGGGGAATGTTGTCTGTCCTAATTCGACTGTTTTAAATGCCAAATCCGCAACGTGTTCTACTGCCTCGGCTGTCGTATCACCGTAACCCTTTGTAACGGCTGATGTTAGATTGATAGAATCAGTCGTTGTCGCCAATCCGGCTTTTGCGGCTTTTGCGTTTATTCTTACTTTGTCGATTGTGTCGTCAGCGTCGCCGAATGCCGATATTACCTGATATGTACCGTCGGCAATATCATCTGTATATTTTGCGGTTTCTATTGCTACATCTTGTATACCCTTTTTAAATTCCTGCAGACGTTCGTCACCTATGGACAATGTTGCGATATTAGCCAATTTTTTATTTAGGTCCATATATTGCTTAACTGCCGCAGTTCCCGCCGCTACCAACGGTGCTGTTACTGTTGCCGTTAATGTGTTACCGGCTTTAGTCAATCCGTTTCTGACACCTGCAGTTTTGTCCTGTAATTCGCTATATTTGTTTTTAACCTGTGTAATATATTGCGACTGTTTTTTTAATTCATCTGTCGTCTGCTTTAACTCATTTCTTAAATTTGCCTCTGCTAATTGACTTCTCGATAGATTGTTACTGAAACGATTGAAATTCGTATCAGCTGTTTTAACGGCACTTTCAGCCTTTTTTACTTCGTCTTTCAACTTTTTCATTTCGTCGCTGTTGGCCTTTAGGCTTGTCTTGCCCTTGTTGTATGCCTCATTCGCACGTTCCAAACGTTGACGGGCGGCGTCCTGTGCCTTTGACGCCTGTTCTACCATTTGTTTATATTTCTGTGTAATCTGTGATTGTTGGTTTAGCTGTGTAGACAGGGATTTATATTTATTCTGTAAACGGTCCAATGATGAACCTGTCGTTTTTAATGTGGCGTCTGTAACCTTAAACTCATTTTGCGTTTGTTTCATTGAATTACCTAACGCCTTGATTTCCTGTTGTGCCTCTTTGGTGTTAAAACCAATGCTGATATTTGTACCGTCACTCATTCTTTTCACCTCATATTCCGAAATCTGCTAAACTCGGCAGTTTATCGTTATTCTGTTTTTCTGCTGTTTTTGTGTTTCCGTTCATCATCTCATAAATTTTCCAAAATTTACGGGGTGTGCATTCCCAAAATTCATCATCTGAAAATTGCAGGCGGTAACGTCCTATAAAATATAGTTTGTTCCAATCGTACGGAGCGTCCCGCCTTACTGTTCCCCCTGTTCTTCCGTTGCCTCCTGCACTCCGAACGCTGAAATCACTGCGGCATATACCACATCATACAAAATATTTATAGTACCCAACGAAATCCAATCTTCAATGTCCACTTTTCGCAAATTGTACCTTTCGCCAACCATTGCATATAGAAAATTTAAAACATCACCGTATATATCTGTCTTGTTTCCGAACATTTCAATAGCTTGGCCGACACTTCCGTACATTTGCTCCAATACTCGCAATGCTCTGTATGTCAGCTTTATTTCGTATTCTTTATCCTCAATTTTTATCTTCTTGCCCTTTGCGATACACGCTGTTAAATCTAATGTTTCTTCCATTTTCAAAAACTCCTTTCATACGCAAAAAACGCACATCATAATGATGTGCTTGATTTATTTGCGTTTCTGTGCTATACTTGATTTATAAAAACTTATTTTTTCCTTTTACCGTCCTGCGTGGGACGGTTTTTTTTATTTAATTATTCTTTTGAACTGTGTCACCTGTATTTACTGTAGGTGTTGATGTCGTTCCTTTTGCGTAGATTTTATTTATTTTTTCTACTGTCAGGAATGCATCCGCCTCTTTTTCAGTGTCAAAGACACCGTAAATTCTCCAAACACCGTCCGCACGTCTTGCCATTGATTTGAATGACATTGTGTCAGACTGTGGATTTAGTTTTTCAGTTCCGGCTGTTTCCGCTGAAAAATCACTTGTGCTGTATTTTGTTCGTAACAGCCACACTGCTAAAATTTTACCGTCGTTTAACGGTGTCATAAATCCTGTTGCAAATTCGGCAGGGTCGTCCTTTTCTGTTGATACATAAATTCCGTCCTCTGTTAATGTTTCATCTAACAACATTGCCTGTTCTGCCGGTGAAAACATTGTTCTTTGCGCCTTACCGTCATAACCTGTACACTTTGACAATACGTCAGTGCAATCGTCACTGTCTACGTCTGTTGTTTGTGTTTTTGCAGTTAAATCAATATTCTGCACATTTAGCAAATGTTTAACTTCGTCGTATTCAACTTTAGGCTCACCGCCTGTCATTGCCGCACTTTTATCACTGTTTATTTTTGCAATTCTTAATCCTTTTAAACCTGTTCTGATTTGCATAATTTTATACCTCCATTTTTAACGTTACATTTATCGGTTTGTGATATATATTTGTATCTGATTCGTACATATCGTTTTGCAGTTCTACCCTGCACATCAAAAAATCTGTTTCCAACGTTTCTTTTACTGCCTTTGATAGTTCAAACAAATTATTCTGTTTGCTCCAAATATCCAAACGCGCGATAACAGTATTCATTATTGCGCTGTCATCAGCATATTCGGAATCGTTATTCAGCATTTCAAACATTGTTATTCGCGGAAACAAATTTTTGTCTTTGTCCGGTGCTCTCGGATTGTTGTATATTGCGGCTATTTTTTTCGTTACCGCCGCAGATTTTTTCAATGACTGATATATCATTAACATTGTATCTTGCAACGCTATCCCTCCAATCTTGACTTGATTTCTTGCTCTAATGCCGATTTCATTTTTGGTTCAACGACAGATTTAACTGCCGCCTCTGCTTTTTTCATAAACGGTCTTGCCACCATTTTGCTTGTACCGTTTTCAACATAAAATAAATACTGTGCAATGCTCCAATCCAATTTAGCACCGTCACCGTCAAACACTCCAACTAACTTATATCGTCCGCCGTAGCCGTCACGCGTTTTACTCGCCCGAACGTGATTTCGGGCGTGAAAACTGTCTTTTTCCTTTCGGTCATATGGAACGTGCGGTTTGAATGTGCTGACTGCCAACGGTGCTACTTCGTCCAACACTTTGTCGGCCACTTCGTTCATTGATACACCTAAATTTTCAATTTTCAGTACCAATGACGAAAACCCCTCATATTCAACGCCGTATTTAGCCATTGTTGACCGCCTCCGCCGTTATGATTTGTATGTCGTGCGATTCGGATGCGTCGTTTATTGCACGGATATTATAATATGTCCCACCGTATTTTATATAGTGGTCCTCTGTCAGATTTTTTTTGTATCTGATTGTAAACGTCACCGTTCTTTCGGCATTTACCGCCGCCGCAGTAAAATACTCTGAACCCCTAACGTGTTTCACATTCGCCCAAACGGTACAGACGGGGACATATTTCTGTCCCTCGTCGCGTCCTGTTTCAGGATTGATACCGTCTGTTAATTCGCAAATTTCAACACGTCTGTTTAATTGTCCGGCATTTATCATCAGCAACACCTCACAATAAATTCACGGAATGCAGTGCCAAAATCTGCGTAACTGTCGGATTTTCTTTGTCAGACTGCACTGTCATTTGTCGATTGTCGTACATATCACCGCACAACACCAACGCCGCAATCGTCAAATCCTCGTAGTTATCCATTTCTTCATCAGTTAAACCGGTGTACGATTTTATGTACTGAATGGACGCCGTATGAATAGTTGAAAATGTTTGTTCTTCGCCCTCATACTCCGCACGCAGATATTCGGCTATGTATTCATCTGTTAATTCGCTGATTTTCATATCTGCCACCTATTATGCAGCTTTCATTTTCAAACCTGCGATTTTTTGGCTTTCAACGATTTTACTGTCAAATTCAGTGTAACCGCATACACCGATTGCGTATTGTGTCGCATATTTTTCAAGTAGTACGTTGATTTCCATAGCGTTGGCTAATTTGACATACAAACCGGACATATCGCCATATACAATAGTTGTTGTGCTTGCCGCGATTTTAGGTGCATTTTCTGAAACGTATACAGGCTTACCCAACAGCTCCCAACCGAACTCTTTTGTAATATCGCGGTTTAGTAGGTAATTACCCTCGTTATCCTTTAACTTTCGGATTTGTGCCAGTGTTTCTTTGTTCATAATCCAGCACGCATTTTGTTGGAACTGCTGTGGCACTGTCATTTGAACGTCAATCAATTCATCAGCTATAATATCCTTTGCACTTGCTGATGTAACTAACTTCGTTGTTTCAAATACACCTTGATATTTATTTTTTTGACCGTTTAACAATCCCTTTTCAAGAAATTCTGCAATATTTTCAGCTACTTTATTGATTGTAAATGATACCAAATCAAAACCGCTCTGATTGATTAATGATTTAGAAATCAGTTTCAATACGCCGACAATATAGTTTTCAAGTGTTATTGTCGTGAATTTACCCGAACTTTCGGTCAATTCCTGCATATCTTCCACTAATGTAGCACCTGTATCTGTTGTATCGTCGTAAACAGGGAACGACAAATTACCGCCAACGTTGTATATTGTCGCCATACTGTAAATAGGTGATAATTCTTTCACTCTTTCGATAATACGGTCAGCGATTGTCGTTGGAATCAAGGCTTTTCCGCTGTCTGCTGACGTGCTTAGCGCCCTTGTTTCACCTCTTAGGAACTTTTCAAATTTTGCCTCATCCGCCGCACGTTGTTCCATATTCTCTTTTTTTGCTCCGCCAAATTCAGCACTTGACAAACTTCTTGCCTCATTTTGTGCTTTTAATGTTTTATCAATTCCGTCAATTTCTTTTTTGATTTCATCAAATCTTGATGTTTCATCATCTGTCAACGCTCTTGTTTCCTTTTCTGCGTCTTTGATGATGTTTTCCATTTCCTCAACCAGATTATTACGTTGTTCAATCAAATCCGGTAATGCTCTTGTTTCAAATTTTCTTGCAGCTTTTCTTTCAAAATCTCTAAATATTTGCTTTTTACTTTTCATTGTATTGTCCGCCTTTCATCTTTAAAAACTCAACTTCGTGTTTGTAACGTGAAATTAATGCACGTTTTTCTTCTTCGTCCTCGTCGTTCTTTTCTTTCTTCTCTTGCTTTGCTGTTTCTTTAATGACTTGACTTTCGTCCTCATAACTTCGTCTTTCAAATGCTTTTTCTTGGTCTGAACGTTGTTCAATGCTTGTTGCTATGTATGCCGGTGTAACACTTAGAATTGATACTTCGGACATATCAATGTCCTTCAAATATCGGTGTTGCATACCGTCGTCAGCGTCTTTCCATTCGTCAGCACAACTATAGAAACCAAAACTCCAACCGCGTAACTCGCCTTTGTTGGCCTTTTCGATAACTTCGGGGTCTGCTACGTCACACGACGCAAACAATCCGATATTATCTTCACGCAGTTGCAATTCACCTGTTTCTGTCGAACCCAAAATTTTATCCGCTCTGTGATTAAAACGTAATTCAACGTTTGGATTTCGTCTTAACGACTTTGCGAATGTTTTCGGTTCTACACGTTCTATGAACTTGCCGTGACTTGACGAAATCGGACGGCTGTCACGTCCGGTCGCACAAACATAGCCCTCAATATGAACGCTATTCGCTCGTATTTCCACTCTTATCACCTTTAACACCCCCTTTCATTTCCTCGACATCTACTGTCTGATTTGTGTTTGGTGTATATACTTGTCCCTTTTGCGGGTAGTATAAAACGTCGTTTAATCCCAATTTGACAAAATCCAAACCTAATGGCGGTAATCCTTCCATTTCTCGGACTTCATCTATTTGAATGAAATTGTTTTTAATACCTGTTTCATATGCGGCATATCTCTTTTGCATATCGCCTTTTAACAGTGTCTTGGTATCTATCGAAAATGACAACTTGCCGTATTCACTTTGCAGTAGCAAATCTTTATTCAGTGCCGTTTCAATGGCTTTGATAATCGGCAAAATTGCCGATTTGATACCGTTGTTATAGTTTTCATCACTGCACGTCCCGTTGATTATTTCAGGGGACAGGTTGAATAACTTTGCTATTTCAATCGCGTTTGCCTCTTTGTTTTCTTTCAACTGCATTTCCACACTTGACAATGACGCCTCTGTGAATTTTAAACCGTTGTTTAACACCATTATGTTCTCTTCGTTGTTTCTGTAAAATCGTTGCCACGTTCTTTTTAATTTGGTTAATGCCGATTCCTCTAATCGTTTTTCCGATTGTAAAAAACCTTTTTTGCCGCCGGATTTGACAAGACTGTTTTCAAATTTTAACGTGTTGTATGCCACTGACAACATCTTATTGTTTTCTTCGATTATGCCTTTGCCTGTAGCTCCATTTTCACTGCGACGTGTCAGTTTTAAAAACTCCCAATCGCAGTATTTCTGACCGTTCACCATTATGTCATAATCTTTAAATATCGGGTCTGTTCCCTCGATTACGGAAACTTTTGACGATTTCACATAGTGCAGACTTTTAACGGCGTTTCGATTTCGGTTGATAAAAATATATCCCTCACCGTCTGTCAGAACATCAGATAACCACGCCGTTTTCATCTGAAATGCGTCTAATTTATCGCCTGTTTCACTGTTTAACAGATGAACTCTGAAATCATCTTCGACATTACCGCCGCCGTTAATATCTTTCAGAACTATCGGCAACATTGCTATTGTATTGGCTATGAAATTTACACAACTTGTCACGGTCGGAATGCTCATAGCCTCGTCTTTTGAAATCGTATCGCTTACACCTGCGATTAATTCAATGATGTTTGTACCGCTATCTTCCGCCGCACGTCTAAAAAATTTTCTTTTCCACATTTTTTCTTTCACTCCCTTATGCTGTTTGTATGCCCCAATCTAATCCGGTGTCGAAAATTTCGTGTTGTTGCATTATGTACACGGCTATGATTGTAGCGACAACCATATCAACCTTGCCCGCAGAACGTTTTTTATTGACGTACTTGTTTTTGTTCGTATCTTCTGTACATTTTGCATTTTGGTAATTGATTTCGTACAATTCGTTTGCCTTGTATAAAAATTGGTGGTTTAAAATACATTCCTTTAACAGTTTTGTCGGTGCGTGCAAAGTTCGTGAGTGTTGCTCTACTTCCGTCACGTTATAGCCGGCACGCTCCCATTTTTGTGCCGACGACATTGCATTGCGTCGGTCATATCCAATATCAATGATTTTGACGCCGTACTGTTCTTCAATCTTCATTACATATTCTTCAATAACCGCGTAATCGACAACTCTGTCACCGCACGCCACGCACTGCATTTGTTTTATAAAATGCCTGTAATCCACACGTTCCGTCGCACTTTTTTCGTCTGTCCGTGCCTCGGGTATAAATGCCAGTGGCTCGCAATAAACCACTCCGTCAACATATGCCACCATTACAACGGCACAGTTATCTGTTGTTTCCGCCAAATCGACACCAATATAAACGTCTAATCCGGTCCAATCAATCTCGCCGTTCTCTAATCGACACGCCTTTACGTCTGCAACGTCAATATAGCTTTCAGTTCCTATTCCTTGATAAATTATGTTGCAGTGCTTTGTAACAAAATTTTCACGGCGGCTCGGCATTTGTATAGCACGTTCCCTGTTGTCTTTCAAATCTTTCATTATGCTTGGGATTTCTAACGCTAACGGATTGGACTGCTCCAATATTCCGTCGTCCCTCATCCATTCATCTTCTTTGGTGTTGTCCGGTTCATACAGCAACGCAAAAACTTTGTTGTCATTGATTACTCCGTCCAAAACGTTTTTTGCATACTGTACTTCGTCCTCGAACGGATTATCGAACGTCGGGTATTTAGTGCTAATGATACAGCCTAATTTATTCAGTATTGTCAACTGTCCTGAACGCATTGCCTCAATCGCATACGGGTTCGGTAATGCTCCCACTTCGTCCGCCAAAAATGCGTTTGGCAGACGTCCGTCAAGTCTTGAGTTGGAATAGTTCAACGGGATATATACATTCTCATTCAGCAGACATTTAATATCATCCCTACGAATTTTGAACCTATCCATTAATGCAGGACTTGACAATATAATCTCTCGGATTGCCGTTTTCACTTCTCTTGACAATGTTCCGTCCGGTGCGACCGAATAGAACTTTGAAAATTTCGGTTCACAAAAAAACAGCAGTATGAAAATGACGCCGATAATAATTGTCTTACCGTTCTTTCGGCATATTTCCAATAATGCTGTTTCATATTTTCGTTTATTTTTATTTCCCCTGTATACCGTACACAATACCGAGATAATCAGAAAAAACTGAAAACCCGCAAGACTTTCGTATACAGTTTGATTTTTTGCCATTCCCGACGGCATAATCATTAATTTTAATAGTTTGTCTATCAGTTGAACTTTTTTCTTTGATATGCAAAACTCGTTGTCTTGCTCATCTGCAATTTGCAAAAATTCTTTGCATTGCAGTTTGACGTATTTCGGCGCGTTGATTTTTCCGTCGCAAACGTCTTGCGCATATCTATACGCTTTGTGTTCTCTATCCATCATATTCGTTCGCCTCTTTCAGTGCATTTAACAGCGGGTCCTCTTTGTTTTTGCTCGCCGTTAAATTTAAACTGCCTATCTTTGCTCGTGCCTGCGGTGACAGACACAATTCATTACAACAACGGTACAAATCTTTTGTGTATTTGTCCTTACTTGCCATAAAATCTTTATTAAAAATCAATGAAAAATCATCATTTATTTTGCGTTCTATATCCTGTAATCGGTCAACTGCAATAGAAAATTGAGTTAAAATATACACGTCCAAATTACTCAAAATTCCGCTCTCGTCCAATTCCTTTTTTATCTTTCGGAAAATCTTTTTTTGATTGTTCGACAAATACGTCGGAGGTCGGAGGTTATCAGCTTTCCCGCGAATTTTCTCTTCGACTTCTTGACGTTGTTTTTCTTCCGATTTTGTGTTGTGTCGTGATTGTGTTTTTACCGATTTCGCCGGTCGTGCCATACCTCCCTCACCTCTCGTATTTTTTGAATTTTAATTTAAAATTTCATTTTGGGAATTTTTTGCGTGCTTATACCCCTTGTTTCCTGTACAAATCCCCCAGCCGAAAAAATTCTAATGGCCGGGGGGGGTCTGTTCCTGCTCCAATGCGATTTTCTGCAACACTTTTTTCGGAATTTCGCCGCTGTCTGCCATTTTATGGTGACATTCACAAAGGCTGATTAAGTTACTGTTTTCATCTCGCAGTTCGTAATTGTCTTTCAGCGGTACAATGTGATGAACACTGATACCGTTCGTATTGTATTGACGTGCGCCGTATTTATATAATCCACGCACACATATTTGACACATATTCATATCACGTTCTTTTATCTCGTTGCGTTTGCGTTGCCACGAAATTGTATTTCTGTATCTGTCATATTCATACGTTTTTTTATTCCGGCTCTGCCTACGCTTTGCCTGTGGACATTTGTACATAACGTCGTGAATACGTCCGCAATACGGACAGCTCTTTCTCATTGTTTATCACCTCTTTCCGCCGCTTATATGTCGCCTATATCTATCTTGCCACTCATCAGCTCCGGCAACAGTGCGTCCCGAAGTTCTGCTAAATATCTGTTTTCTTCAAAATTTAGATAATATATGTGTTGTTTCCACGTGTTAAATATCATCATAAGAATGCTTGAAATATTTTCTTTGCTGTTATTTGAAAATGTTATTTCATTTTTATTTTTTGTTGTTTTGAAATAATCATTTTTTACAATCTTTTCACCACATATTTTTTCTGTCAATTTTGAGAAATCATTATTTGTACCGTTGTCCTGCTTGAACAGTTCAATGTCAAATCCTAAAGACTTGGCGATTGTTTCGTTTATTGTTAGTTTACAAGTATTTTTTTCAGTTATAATTCTGTTAATATCCGCAACTATTTCGTTGTACGGTCTATGTGCATTTTCTATATTCTCAAACTCTATGTATCGGCTTGGCACCAATACATAATTATTGTTTTTTATTTCTTCAATGCTTACTGCCTTGCAGTAACCCGCTATATTTCCGTACTGTTCAATTTGTATTAATACATCTTGTATCTGACTTTCGGATATAATCTTGACCTCTTTTGCGTATGTCCTGTTAGTGTGACTTTTGCCGCCAAACTGTCCGTTTTGCATTCGTTGTTCCGTTTCATACCTCTGTCGTAGGTCAATCATTTCCACTGTCGAATGTTGTTTGTTTTTGTTGAATGTAATAATACACGTTGGTATTGACGTTACTTCAAACATTTTATCGGGGCATAAAATTATACTTTCGATAAAATTCATTTCGACTAAATATTTTTTTATTTGTTTCTCTTTTTTATTATCAGTGCTTAAAATGCCATTCGGCAGTATAAAACTTGCCTTGCTCTTGATTTCATTTAATGCCGTCAACACAAACGCATAATTTGCATTGCTTTCCGGCGGAATTTCACACTGTGAGAATCTATTCTGTAATTGTGCAAATACAGGTTGTTCCCATTTCATATTGTACGGCGGATTCGATATACAGACGTCAGCCTTAAATTCACTTTTACCGATTTCTGCAACTGTTGCAAATCTATCGCCTTTTTTTGTCCTGTACACTTTAAACGTTTCATCTGCCAATACATCACAATGCACGACCTCGGCATCAATATTTCTAATTGCCAAATTAAATAATAAAAACGGAATAACTCGCCTATCGTATTCCTTACAGATAAATTTTAAATTATTATTCTTATTCCATTTCTGAATCGTCAATGCTCCGCTACCGGCACATAAATCTAAACATATCTTTTCATCTTCATTTTTTGATAATTCAGCGACTGCCGTTGCAAGACTTTTTGGTGTGTAGTCTTGCATTTTCTCTTTACGGTCGGCAAAATAATATTGAAATATCATCTGCATATAATCTTTTGTTAAATCGGGACATATTGAAATCCAATCTTCGCATAACTTCTTACACTCATTATCATTTAACAATTTTGTTTTTAATTCATCTACAGCATCTTCAATCTTGCTTACATTGATAATATCTTTAAATTTTTCAACTAATTGCAATAATTCCATAGTTATGTCCCTTTCATTCAAAAATAAAAAACAGACTGCATATGATTGACATATACAATCTGTTTAATTGACTTAATATCTCCATTCCCACCAATTACACGAGATATTCACCCATCATCTCACGATGATACACCGCTTATGTTACTTGTTCTACTATACACTATATCACAGGTTCAATGTGACATTCAATGACATTCTTAATTTCAATCAGTGCGTTACCGTGTAAACGCAAAATATGTCTGTATCCGTAATTCATTTTACAAGCAATCATTTCCCACGTTTGAAAATTGAGATAACGCAGAATTAATATAGTTCGAAGTGTTGCGTCATCGAGTTTATTCACGTTTTCCAAAATCTCTTTTTTAATTTCGTACAGTCTGTCAATGCGTTTATCTATCAATTCGGAATAAGCGGCATAGCTTACAAACTTATTCTCCGACGTATTCACGTTTGACGTCTGCACCTTTTCACTGCCCGACTGAGCCACAGTGCTTGTTGCGTTTGTCAATGCTCTCTCCTGCTCCAAAATCAATGCGTTAATCTCCTCGTCCGTCTTTCTCGCTCTCGAAAGCCATTCTTTACATTCTTTAATCGTCAAATCAATTCCCCCTATGCTTTCTTATCCGGTACATACTCCGGACACTTTTCAATTTTTTTTTACCTTCTGCCGACAAGTCGTTTTCGTCTTTAATATTATTAAGACACGATATTACTCTG